TGGGCCGGCGGTCCTGCCACCCCGGCGAGGCTGCTTCGGCAGCCGAGCTCGGTGTGGCCCCACCCGGCCTATCGGCCGGGGTGCCGGGCCGCACATCGGGTGGCAACACCCCAAAGGAGGTGCTGCCATGCCGAGCACGGCCTACACCCGCAGGCTGATGGCCGCCTTCCCACTGGTGTCCGCGGCCTACCGCAGACTGATAACGGAGGCCGTGGACAGGTGGGTCCGCGCCTCGGGCTTCGACTGGACGAAGGAGCGGATCTCCGCCCTCGTCCAGTGGTTGTTGAAGCTCCGAGCCGGGGAGAACCCCAGCAGGCCCCCCTGGTGGTCTGACCGTTACCTCCGCTATGCGGAGAGGGTCGCCACCAGGGCCCCGTTCGAGAAATTTCTCCAACTCGTCCAGTCTTGGCGGACGGCTCTGACCGCCTATGGCGGTCTCAAAACCGCTCCGTCCAAGAAGGACGTGGAGAAGTTCGAACGGGCTGTTGGGTCGGCTCGCATCCTCACGGTGCCTCTGCCCTCGGGGCGCGTCATCGAGGTTGACACCGAAGATTGGAGAGCCCGGTTTCCTTTCCGGGCCTACTTCGGTGTTTCACCTCGGGATGTGCTCCCTGAGGTACGGGTCCAGAGGCAGATCCTCCCCAATAACCCGCTGTCCCTAAAGCTCACCGACGGGCGGGGTAATTACACCCCTGTCGGCGAGGAACTCTTTAGGGACGCTTGGTGGGTGATGCAGGACCATATCCTGCACCCACCGGGTACCGTGCCTGCCTACTGGCCGATGCTCCCGGTTCTTCCGGACTTCCGTCCAGAACCAGGATCGGTCAGGGCGCACGGGGCGGTTTATTGCCGGGTCCAGCCTGACGGGAAGGCCCGGTTCTATTACGCTCCCCCGCGCTGGTTGCAGTTCCTGCTGGACCCCTGGGCAAGGGAGTTGTACTCCCAGCTCAGGCGTATCCCGCAGGACTTTACCTACAACCAGACCGCGGGCGCGGAGCGTGTGGCGGAATGGCTCAAGACCGGGAGGACCGTATGGTCCTTCGACTTGAGCTCCGCTACAGACCGGTTCCCGCTGGCCGTCATCCGGACGGTCCTGTGGTCCCTCTCTAGTCGAGGGAACAGGCCGTGGGTGGACCTGTTCTGCTGGATCTCGAGGCTTCCCGCTCGGGCAGCCTACCCTGGGGCCAGCTCAGAGGTGATACGCTGGAAGTGCGGGCAGCCGTTAGGGACTGTCCCGTCCTTCGCAGCGTTTGCCCTCTCCCACCATGCGGTGGTGAGGGCCCTCTGGGCCCGGCTTGGTGGCGATCCGAGGGAGGCCCCCTA